AAAGTATTTAAAATAATAGATGAAGCAGAAAGGAAAAGTATAAACACTTGTGAAATGTGTGGAACTGAATGTGAAACAAAAGCTGTTGGTGGATGGGTATATACTCTTTGTGATGAATGTTTTAATAATAGGAAAAATTTTTAATGGAAGATTTTAAGAACAATATTGAAAAAGAAATACCTTCATTATTAAAAGACTTTATTGATAAACATATGCCAAAAAGAAAAATGCATATGTTTACAGGAAAAGTAGAAGATAATAATGATCCAGATCAATTAGGTAGGTGTAAAATAAGAGTATATGGATTGTTTGATGATGTGAATATTGCTACATCTGATCTTCCATGGGCAAAACCAGATAATCAATTTATAGGAAGCAATATAGGTAGTTTTATTGTTCCACCAGTTGACACATTAGTAAGAGTATATTTTGATGGGGATGATATATATAATCCAGTATATACAACTAAAGTATTAAATACATCACAACTTTCAACAAATAGAAGTGAAGATTATCCCCACACACTTGTTATGTGGGAAACAGATAATGGAGATTTTTTTCAGATAAATAGAAAAACATTGGAAATGGAGTTAAGACATTCTAGTGGACTTGATTTGACGATTGATGCTAATGGAAATGTAACTATTAAAAATGTAGATGTAGAACAAGGGAATATTACATTGAATGTGAAAGGAAATGTTAATTTAACTTCTGATGGTAATGTGTCTGTTGAAGCACCAAAAGGAAATATTAAATTAGCAGGTGATTCAGCTACACAACCATGTAACAATTTACCATCATGTATATTTTCTGGCTCCCCTCATGCAATAGGTGGTCAATTCCCTGGACAAAGAGGATCAACTTTAGTAAGACCTTAAATATGTATGTCAACTTTATTGAAAAACAACATCGTAAAAGAATTGAACAATATTCAATGGTCAAATGATAATAATCAAGAAAATAGTGATAAATCATTTGAAGCAATAATTAAAGGAATATATAATTATCTAACAAATAATTATACATTCACTGGTACATATACAGGTTCACATTTAACTACACCAACACCTACTCCAATTAATGGTACAACAACACATCAGTTACATTATGGTTCAGAATCATCTTATCTTAATATATTCAAAACAACAGTAAGATCAGGAGTAGCAACAGGTGGTATATTAAGAATATTTCAAGGTATACAATTATTTTTAACAGGAACAGTACAGGCAAGTATTACATCAACAGCACCACCATTAGCTACATATCTGCCACCTTTAAATACACCTTTAGTTCCAGTTGTATTTCCAGCAATTACATCATATGGTACTCCATGTGAATTTGAAATATTAGGAAAAAAACCAAACAACAAAGAAGATGCATTTACAATTATAGCTAAATATATACAGTTAGGATTGAATCAGAATATAGTTGCTCCAATGGCATTTTCAGGAACATTAGTAAGTTCAGTAACAGCAGTAGCAACAGGAGTTTTAATATTTAATTGATATGAGTACATGTTATAATATAATATATGATACATCCACATCTGCATTTCAAATACATGGTGGTACATTAACAGATGGGATAGGTGTAGTATTGCATTCATGTGGATATTATGTAAATACTGATCCTGTTATAAATGCCTTATTGAATACATCAGCTATAAATAATGTAACAAGTGCAAATACAGATTTCAATCAAACAATTACATCTGCTGTTCAGGATACATCAGCTAATCCAGATGTAAATGTAACAATTAGTCAAGAGGAAATAGAAATGAAATTAGAATTAGTTATAGAATTAATAACACCAGTAATAAAAGTTGAATATGAGCCAGTTGAAGTGGTTGAATCAGATTCAGTAGTGACAAGATAGATGATAATTTATAAAACAATAAATTTAATAAATGGAAAAATATATATTGGTCAACACTATACATCAGTAGATGATGGTTATTTAGGATCAGGTAAATATTTATTAAATGCTATTAATAAGTATGGTAAAGAAAATTTCAAAAGAGAGATTCTTGAATTTGTAAATATTGATAATGTAAATGAAAGAGAGATATATTGGATTGCAGAAACATCAGCAACAATATTTGGATATAATATATTATCTGGTGGAAATAAACCACCTGTTATGTGTGGTGAAGATAATCCAATGTATGGAAAACCACATCCAATGTGTGGTAAAAAACAACCAAAAGGTATGGCAGAAAAAGTATCTAAGGCACTAATAGGACATAAAAAATCTAAAGAACATAAATTAAAATTAAGAAATAATATATTATGTAAAAAAATTATTATAAATGGTGTTGTTTATAAGTCTATAATAGAATCTAGTAGACAGTTAGGTATAAAAAGAACAACAATAATGTATAGACTAGATTCAGCCAATTTTCCAAGTTATAAATATATGTAGATATAAATAGGAATTTTTAATATGAGTAATCCAGAGGCATTGTTTTGTCAAATTGTACAAGCAGAATATAATGTTACAGTTAATACTATTGATTTAGCATTAGTAACACCTACATTAGCATTAAGAATATTAAAAGGAAATATAAAAAGGTTTGAAGCAGTTGTATTGGCATTTATTGAAGGAAGGTTAGAAATAATAGAAGAATTGATATTGCAACTTGTGGATTTATTAAAGATAAATACATTTGACAGATTTGATTCTAGATCATTTTGTAGAGTGGCATATTCATGTGCAGCATTAAGACAATCATTATTTCCTCAATCTGGTAATGATCCAAGTTTTGTAAATTCTATACCAGAGGCAATTAGAAATCAAATAAGAGTAACAGAAGATGATAGTGCATATGAAGTGTTTGAAAAGTTTGTATGTAAATTAAGTTTAAGAGCATTATTAGATGGATTTGTAAGTCAAACATTGGCAGAAATACAAGCAGAATTGGATGAATTGTTAAATAGATTGGGTATAGAAAAAATTGATGAATGGATACAAGATTATTTTAATGCTATAGTTCCATTTTTAAGATTGATGCAAAATTTAGATGTATTTGCTCAGTGTGCATTTGAGACATGTAATTTTGTTCAAACAGCATTAAATAAACAGGAATCAGTATCTAAAAAATTATTATTGGAAAGACAAGCTACAGGATGGTCAGTGAAGGCAGATGATGCTATAAATAAAGTTATAAACAAAGAAAGTGAATTAAGACTTAGAATAAATAGATTAAAAATACAATTGGCAAATCCAAAATTTGGTTCAGATGGTGTAAAACCAAGTGATTTATTAAGGTTTTGATGTATAGATATAAATATTTAATAAATTGAGGATATATAAATGGCAAGTAATAAAAAGAAAAATCCATTAAATTTTACAGGTTTAGATTATGATGAAATAAGAACACAAATTCAGAATGCAGTTGATAGAAATCCTGATTTTGAAACATTTAGAGATTCATCAATTGCACAAACTATTCTTGATTTATTTGCAGGAACAACAGATATAACAAATTATTATATGGAAAGAAGGGCAGAAGAACAATTTATGGAAACTGCCAGATTAAGAAGTTCTGTTATAGGTTTATCAAGATTATTAGGATATGTACCTAGAAGACCAATTCCTGCTGAATCATCTGTTAGTATACATCTTAAAGGGCCATTGCCTTCAGGATTATCAGCAGGAGAAACAATTACATTTAATAAATTAACTCATAGTAGTGATCCTGTTATTTTTGTAGGTGCAAGTTTACCTTTTGCATTAAAATATACATATAAGTATACATTTACATCAGATGATATTACAGGTGGTGTAGGAAATTCAGATTGGACTAAAACAATCACATATGGAATAAGTCAATCAGCAGATGATATACCAATTCCATTAGATACAACAGGTTCAGTTGATAGCAGATTATTAGAAAAAATTAAAATGTTACAGGGTTATTTTAAAACTGAGATTGTATATGGTTCATCAAATCCACAAGTTGGACAATTATTTCAAAAATATAAAATAGATGATACTGAATTTTCTAATTATTATGGTGAAGAAGATTTTGGATATAATATTGTAAATGATACTGAAAATTTAGATGAAAATTTATGTAAGGTGGGTGTTGGTGCTACATTAGAAAATGCAATGAATAATTTATATTCAGTCAAGAGAAGAAGTTTAATTGATCCAAATCAATTAACACCAGATGATTCATCAATTCCAAAAGTAATATTGATATTAACAAATATAGATGAAAGTGTAACTATGTTTTTTGGTGATGATAACTTTTCATCTAAAGGATTATCAGTAGCATCAAATAATATATATGTAAAATATTTTTCAACTAAAGGTGGAACAGTAAATCAAGTTGGATTGATTGGGGAAGAAGTAATATCACCAAATAGTTTTGTAACAGATCAAAACAACTATGATATTACTAATAATATATCTTTTAGATTTAGTGGAAATATAGTAGATGGATCAAATTTAGAAAGTTTAAATTCAATAAGATTAAATGCACCAGAAATTTATTATTCACTTGATAGATTAGTTACTAAAAAAGATTACATTTCATATTTTAAAACTAGAACTATAGGTGAAGATGGTGGTGAAATAAAAAATGCTATTTCATGGGGAGAACAGGAAGAAATTAGAAAAAGAGGACAATTGGCTAATTTCAGATTCTTTAATGTAATGTTTTTTAGTGTATTAGCATCAATATATAAATTTCCACCAGATGGAGAATATGGTATATTGAATCCAACACAAATTCAAAATGCATATTTAGAAACAGCAAATGATTTTTCAACTATTGTAGAATCTACATCTGGTATAGTATCAGCAGATGGTTATCCTGAACATGCATATTTTAATATATTTGTTAAAGAGCAACCACAAGTTGAAGTTGCAAGAGTTGAAGATTTCAGAGTATTAAATGAAGAACATCCAATTACTGTTTTGTATAATCAACTTGAAAAGAGAGCACAATCAACAGTTAGACAGATATATGTTTCTCCAATGGTTCAGAAATTTAAATTAAAAGGAAGAGTATCAATAGGTAAATTAGAAGATAGAACTACAGTAAGAAAAAAGATTAACA